TAATTTTATTGTTTGTTGCTGTAAATGTAAGTAAGCAAAAAACAATAAAATTACTAGGATTTGATCTATATAGTCAAACTAAAAAAGTAAACAATGTTTACAAAAATACCAATAATTACGATTCTGCAGAAAAAAGTGCAGTAGATCCTAGATATTGGATATATCAAATAGGAAAAATATTTGCATATTTTCAAAAAATAAATTTTATTGTGTATAATTACAATGAATGGATCTTACCAAAAGAATGGCAATATCCAAATGTTTCACTTGACAACCTTAATAATTTGTAATATAATAAGTAACATATATTAGGACTTGGCGTCAACCCTACTAATTCTGCCGCCACAATTATATAGGAGATAATTATGGCATATTACAGCACAAAAACATACGGACACAACATTGGACTTTCTGCAGTCTTCCGTCAACCTAACGCAGATCATTCACACTGTCATCTACTACATGGATATAGTTTACAATTTAAATTTACTTTTGGTTGTTCAGATTTAGATAATAAAAACTGGGCTGTAGACTTTGGTGGACTTAAACCTTTAAAGGCTTGGCTAGAAGATAACTTTGACCACAAGACATGTGTAGACATTAACGATCCTCACAAACAAGACTTTTATAATTTACAGGATAAAGATCTATGTGAAGTAAGAGAGTTTAATGGTGTAGGTGCAGAGAAATTTGCAGAACATGCATGGCGCTTTGCTGATACCCTAGTTAAAGAAATGAGCAACGGTCGTTGCTGGTGTGAATCAGTTGAATGTGCAGAGCATGGTGCAAACAGTGCAATTTACACCCCCTTTCAAGTACAGAAGATGTCGTTTGTAGATGGCTAAGATAGATAAGTCAAAATTCACCAAACAAGAAATTGCAGAGATTAGAGAGAATAAACGCAAACGCAAATTAGAAAAAGAATTTGTTAGAAAGCAAAAACTCTATAGCGGTAACAGTAATTCGTGTGATAAAAATATTCTAGTATTAAAACACGGTACCAAGTACAGTGTAGACTATGTCAATAAAATGTATAACATGGTCAAAGCTAACATGAGCTATGATTTTAATTTTTATTGCATAACCGAAGATCCTATAGGATTAAATCAAAATATAAACGTATTACCTTTACCTCCTACTCTTGCAGTATCAGGCTGGTGGTATAAACCTTATATTTTTTCGGCAGACTTGCCTATTGAAGGTACTATTTTGTATCTAGACCTTGATATGGTTATAGTAGCACCTATAGATAGATTGTTTGATTTTTATCCTGGCCAATATTGTGTTATTAGAGATTTTACTAGGGCAATGAGACCTAATTGGGAAAAATATAACAGCAGTGTTGTTAGGTTTGAAAAAGGACAACTTGATTATGTTTGGAAGAAATTTCAAAAAGAGAACACAAACATAATGCGTAGGCATTTTGGAGACCAAGATTATTTGTATGAAGAAACAAAAAACAAGGCTAAAATATTTCCTGATACTTGGATTTTAAGCTGGAAGTGGGAAGTTCGAAAAGATCGGAGATGGAAGCCAGGTGGAACTAGAGGCAATAGAGAATTAGCAACCATAGAAGATGTTAAGCCTCCTGCAGATTGCTGTATAGTTGCTTTTCACGGGGATCCAAATCCGCATAGATGTAAGGATCCATTTATACTTGACAAATGGAAATAAAGAAGTTAATATGGATTTAAAGTTTACAACTGCCGGCGATTTTATGAAACAAACACCAAAACGAATAGGCTTTGCATGTAAGTACATGCACCCAGACCAAACACAAAAGAAAAAATTACTAGAAGAAATTCAACGACCATTAAACACACGAAGCACTACTGTTGCTTGGCTTAACAGACAAACACGTGAAGTAGCAGAACAAAGACTTTGGGATATTATGGTTCACAACATCAAGTCATACGAAAACTTGATTGAATACGTAGGAGGATTACCCAATGAATTACGAATGGTTAGGCTTGGCAGTGACGTACTTCCTGTATACACTGAGCCTACTTGGTGCTATTATTGGAAACTACCTTCTGTGGTCGCATATTGCGAACAGCATTTTGCAAGGGTCGGCGAGGTGGCAAGGCAATTGGATGTACGGTTGTCTATGCATCCTGGCCAGTTTACTGTGCTTGCAAGTGATAACCCTGATATAGTAAATAGGAGCATAGAAGAATTTGAATATCACACCAATGTCATCCGCTGGATGGGATACGGGCGTACCTTCCAGGACTTTAAATGCAACGTCCATATATCCGGCAGGCAAGGTCCATCCGGTATCAAAGCAGTCCTCCCAAGATTATCTCAAGAAGCGAGAAATTGTATTACCATCGAAAACGATGAAATGTCGTGGGGTATCGACGCAAGCCTCGAACTTGCCGAACATGTCGCACTCGTACTTGATATACACCATCACTGGGTCCGTACAGGAGAATACATTCGACCCACCGACGATAGATTTGCTCGCATAGTAGATAGTTGGCGTGGTGTGCGTCCTGTAATTCATTACAGTGTTAGCAGAGAAGATTTGCTTGATAGACATGCCAAAGGCAAACGTCCTAGTATGAGATCTTTACTTGAACAAGGCTACAAGAAAGCAAAACTGCGAGCACACAGCGATTTTATGTGGAATCGTGCTGTAAATGACTGGGCATTAGAATATTTAGACTACGCAGATATAATGGTAGAATCTAAGGCAAAGAATCTAGCAAGCATAGATTTATATAAATACTACGTAGGAGCAAAATATGAAAACTCAAGGAATAAAAAAGAATTTAAAGTTAGATAAAATTAGAGGTATCAGGATCGATACAGGACCTGTTACATACGTACCTGTTGCGAAAGAAGAAAAATTTCCTGAGCCTACTAAAATAAGAAAAACCAAATCTACAGTTACCAAGGATGGCTGGAAATATTAATGAAATTTAATGAATTTCGACAATGCCAACGCACAAGAGCTAAAACCTGTCAATGCGAAAGTTTGTCTACAATCGCAGAAGCAGATAATGAGCATGCTATCGCTCAATGTGTGCTAGAACATTCGGACACTGTAAAAGGTAATATTGTAATGATGCAAAAAGTATCAGGCGGACCTACTGTTATTAAAGGTACAATTAAAGGTTTAGAACCAGGACAGCACGGATTTCATATACATGAATTTGGTGATTTAAGCAAAGGTTGTGAAAGTGCCGGCGCTCATTATAATCCAGACGGAGTTGATCATGGAGATTTGGAACAAGGACATGTGGGCGATCTTGGTAATATTACTGCTGACAATAGCGGTACCGCTAATATTAAAATTGTTGCTGAACGTATAGATCTAATAGGAGAACGAAGCATTGTAGGTAGAAGTATTGTTGTACACAGCGATGTTGACGATCTAGGTAAAGGCGGTGACGAAGAAAGTTTAAAAACAGGAAACGCAGGTGATAGACTTGCTTGTGGAATAATTGTTTTAAGGGGAGACGACAATGATTAAAAAATGGATAGACTCAAGAATCAAAGAAAGAACATCTTGGGATGGAGCACTATTAGTTGCTCTTGGACTAATGGTATTATTCTTAGCACCATTAGCAAAGATTGCGGCAGGTATCGCTATTGTTTACGGTGCTTGGACAATTTATAAAAAAGAAGATTAAAGTTTACTAATATCTAAATCACTACTAGCGGGCATATCCCATATTTGTTTACGGGTTATGCCCATTTTTTGTGCAAATCTCTTGCTATCACAATTACTACAAACATGAAAATAATTGTTGTTAATCCTGTTAGGGTCCATTTTACCCCTATTTCTTGTAAATTCAACATCACAACTATCACACCTTAATACAATCATAGTACTTGTACGCCAATATTCATGTGCTTTGCCTAGTTTACTATAACGTTCATGCCTTTTTGACACTGTAAATTCTTTTATAAACATACATATATTTACATTAAGATTATAAAAACATACGATAAATAACATTAATAGGAGTCATATATGCCAGTTTGTACACTTACAGAATCAGCAAAAAATAAAATAAACACACTTTGTGAAGAAAAATCAGCATATGCTGTTAGTTTAAATATGAAGGGTGGTGGTTGTGCTGGATTTGAGTATACTTGGAATTTTGCTGAACAAGCAGATATTCAAGAAAATGACGAAGTAATTGAAACTGGTAAAGGACGTTTAGTTATAGGAGCCCCTAGCATTATGTTTTTAGTAGGAACAGAAATTGATTACGTAAGCCAAGTGTTTGGTAGTAATTTTGAAATACATAATCCTAATGCTAAAAGCTCATGTGGCTGTGGAGTAAGCGTAAATTTCGACTTTGATAAGTTAGCAGAACCTGCATAATTGGAGCAATAAATGGCAAAACAAGACGTAAATATTGGTGTTGAGGGTAATGATGGAACCGGCGATAGTATTCGCGAATCCTTCCGCAAAGTAAACGAAAACTTTACAGAACTGTATGCGGTATTTGGCGTAGGTGGCCAAATTACTTTTAGCACACTTAGCGACACTCCGGACGAACTTGCACCTAACACAATACCGCTTGTAAATGATGCAGGAACTTTTGTAACACTTTCTACATTGGCTAGTAATAGTGCTTTAGATGCAAGTGCCCAAGATACAATTACATTCAGTTATGATGTACCAGGAAAACTTATTATCAGTAGTGCATTCACTCAAGTAGGTGATGATTTTACTCCAACACTTGGCGGACCTTTAAATGCAGCTGGTTTTGGTATTGCTAATGTTGGTATAAGCACTGCGGCCGCAGAAGCAATGAATTCTGCACATGACAGTTTAAATAATATCACCGTAGATGATTTAGTTATAACCAAAGGTTATGCTGATCAAAGATATATTACATCTGGATTGCCTTTGCGTGTAGCAGATGAGCCTACAGGTAAATTACACTATACATTTGAGATAAATCAATATGTTGATGGTGCTGTGGAAATCCTAACCCATTATGCAGTTGATCAAGCTCTGCAAGTAGGCGGACACGGATTAGAAAGCGGATCAAACGGCACTGCTGTAAAATTTAATTCAGAAGACTCTGATCCTACTAATTTAACAAGTGGAACAACATACTACCTAAGAGTTGTAAGTCCAACTAGATTGTATCTATATACAGAAGCTAACAAACAATATTCTTTCACTGATAATCTATCTGATGCAGAAACATTTAAGGTTGTTCCAAGCGGCACCATTGCTGCAGACGACACCCACACTTTAGTTGATGCAGCACTAGATAATGATCTTGCAGGAAATTTCTTGGGAGATACTGCAATGCCAAGAGATGCTGTTGTAAGACGACAAGGCGATACAATGGAAGGTCAATTGTATTTGTCAGATCATCCAGGTGAACTTGCAGGACAAGGTGCACCTAATGGTGTAGAAGATCTACAAGCAGCAACAAAATATTATGTTGATAACACTGCCTATAGTTCACCAGAAGTATTATTTGTAAGCTCGGGTGGCGACGACAACATGAATGGTGTACCTCCTGGAAAAGAAGGGACATCTTATACATATGCATTCAAAACAATTAATGCTGCTGCCCAACGTGCTGAAGAATTAATTAAATCTGCTCCTTCAGAACCCGGCAACTATATGCAAACTCTTACACACACAGGGTTTACAAAAGACAGTGTTGTCATTAATGCAGACGTTGAAACTCCTGTATTTGAACAAGCAAGAAAATTATTAGACAATAACAGATTATATATTCAAAAAGAAGTAGTTTCATTTATTAATAGACAATTTCCCGACTTTTCATATGCAGAAGCTACATGTGAAAGAGACGTAGGTTTAATTATTGATGCTATTGCATTAGATATTAACAGAGGGCTTACAGCAAACTATCTTACTATACAAGCAGCACAAAGATACTATTCAGGTGTGAGTGCAAGGATTGCTATTACCACACAATTGGATGAAACAGTTGCAGGAATTGTAAAAGCAAGAGACATTGCTACTGCTGTATTAACTAATGACTTACTAGAACAACGTAATGTACAATCTATTACAGTAGAAGAAATTCCAACTGTTACAACTACAACAAATCACGGACTGAGTAACGGCGATCTTGTAGTATTTAGAAATGTTCAAGGTATGGTGCAAATCACAGATAACACAAAAAAATATGTAAGAGTAACAAGTCCATCTACATTTGAACTTTATAATGATAGCAGTTTAACAGTGCCTTATGATACATCAGGATTTGACGGCTATACAGGCAGTGGTATTATTGGACTTGTTTATCAAGTTGAAGAAAATCAATACTTTGATTTAGGTACTATTGTAACTATTACAACTACTGGCAATGTTAGTGTGTCAGCAGGTGAAACATTGACACAAGTAGGAAGCGGAGCAACTGGTATTGTAGTTAGTTCAGTAACTAATGGAACCACAGTGCTTTTAGAATCAACTACAGGAACCTTCAACACTGGTAACGAATTTACAGGTAGTGTAAGCGGAGCATTAGGTCCTGATAGTATTCCTAGTACAATAGCAAGAGACCTTGACGCAGATAGTAATGCTGTTACTGCTGTTCAAGATAAATTTAATTTGATTACTACAATCATTCAAAATGGATTAGATAGTGGTGGTGACATTGTTTATGGTAGCACATATAAAATTGTTGTTACAAATGGTGCAAGCACATATACAGATCAAACCAATCCTAACAATACAGATGCACTTCCAGGTAAGGTTATACGAGGCAAACGTTCTGAAGCAATAGGACAAATAGTTAGTTTCACAAATGACGTAGGTGCAGAGGCTGCGACAGATCCACAAACTGGCAGTTTGGAACCTGGTCCGACTGTCTTCCAAGTACATTTGCTAAGTGCAACAGATTTTGAACCAGAAGAACCGTTAGAGTTTGGTAATTTTGTTAAAAGAAAACAAGTTACTATACAAGTAGAATCAGGTATATATGAAGAAGATTATCCTATTAGAATCAGCAATAACGTATCTCTTAGAGGTGACGAGTTTAGACGAGTAATTATCAAACCAAAAACAGAAACTGAGTCACGTATTCCAAGAATTTCTCAAAGCCCGTATGCTAATTTATACTTTTACAGAGATAATGAATTTGATGGATTGACTTTGAATAATGGTGGTACAACTTTCTTAAACCAAGATGGTTTTGCACAAGGTAAGTTTGGATATCACTATTTGTTTAGAGGTGATAGACCATTAAATATAGGAGATGCAATAACCAATGCGGGTAACTATACAACATCGTCATCTATCCTTGCTGAAAATAAAGATTATATCATTGAAGAAACAATCAAATATATTAGCGATAGATTTCCGGATCTTACATACAGCACAGATAAATGTCGTAGAGACACAAGATTAATAGTTGAAGCATTAATAAATGACCTAAGGTTCGGCGGTGAAGAAAAAACACTTGAAGTCCAAGGATCTTATCATTCCTTAATAACAGATGGTACTGGCGATTACCTTACACAATTAGGCGATAGCACACAAGAAGTAGCAACAGAAGCTGCTATACAAAATATTAGTCAACTAGCCAATGCTCTTTTAGCAGGTAATGCTCCTAACTTTACTGTTGTAGATGCAACATTTACTCCAACAAATGCAACATATAATCCTTTGACTGGTGTCCTGGTATTAACTATCGGAAGTCACAGTTTAGAAGTTGGTCAGTACATAGAAATAGAACCTCAAAGTATAAGATTTACTTGTGCATCTGACGGCAATGTAACACCTGTAGCTTATCCAAGAACTACAGATCCAGCATATCAAACTAAATTAGAAATTACTGCAAAAGCAGCCACAACTATTACAGTGAATGTAGGAACATCAAGCGAAACTTCAGCACATACTTTTGTAAGCGCAGATGCTAATTCAGTAACCTATGGTGAATATACAGCAGGTAGTGCGGCTGTATTAGCAATCGAAACACCAGACACCACACTTGGTGCAGGTGAAGCAGGCACAGGTTCTATTGTTGGTAATTTAATTGATAAAATTACATTTGTATTTGATCCTGAATATAATCCTCCAAAACGTAATGATCAAATGGACGTTTTCTTAATGAGTGATGCTACTATCATAAGAAACGTAACAGTTCAGGGACATGGCGGATTTATGTGTGTGCTTGATCCAGTAGGACAAGTTTTAACTAAATCTCCTTATATCCAAACGGCATCAAGTTTCTCTAAGAGTATTAATAAAAAGATTTTTGCTGGCGGCATGTACGTTGATGCGTATGTTGGAAACTTGCCTACACGTATTATAGGACAACCTTTTACAGCAAACAAATTTATACTTGATGTGAAAAGTAACTTAGGTGAAGGACTAAGATTACGTCCACCACAATTACCTTGTCCATTTTATGTAGAAGGTAGACGTTATCAGGTTAACGCAATTTCAGATTTTGACCAAGGTCAAGGAACAGCTAGAATTTATCTGGATGCAAATTCAAATGATGGTGTTGGTTATGATGTTGAGCAGTTTGATGATTCAAGTGTAGAAAGAGATATCTTTTTCCAAACTGCTGGTAACAGAAGTATGTTAGCAAACGACTTTACACAGATTAACGACTTAGGTTATGGATTAATTGCAAACAACGCTGCATTCTCAGAGCAAGTAAGTACATTTACATATTATTGTCAAACAGCAATGTATGCTAATAATGGTTCAGAAATTAGAGGATTAAACTGTTCTAATGGTTATGGTAACTTTGGTCTAATTGCTGAAGGTGCCGATCCAAACGAAATTCCTGATCAGATTACAATGAAAAACAGTATGGTTCAACCTGCTAAGGTATTTACTGATACAACTTATACAAACGCATTTGACGAACCAAGCATTACAGTCACAGACTTAAAAAGACCGCCAACTGCAAATAGTATTATTACTATTGATCACGGAGGTGCAACAGGAACACTAAATTATGCAATTAGTACTGTTACTAATTTAAGTGACACTGACGGAGATGGTGTAATTGGCGAAGCAGGTGATGTTGTAATTACAGGTGTATCAGCACTAGATGTTACAACTCTTGCAGGAACTACAGCAGCCACAGGCACATATCAGAGTGTGGCAACAAATACATCAGGTTCGGGTTCAGGGCTAACTGTTAATGTAACTGTTACAGGTGTTGGTGCAATAGGAGGTTCAGGTGCTGCTGTTGTAGCAGTTGATCAACCAGGTGTAGGACATGCTGTTGGTGATACTATTACAATTAGTGGTAGTAATCTTGGAGGAAGTTCTCCTACAAATGATCTAACAATAGACGTAGATACAATCTTTGGAACTACACAAGGAACACACAACAATTTAGTTTATAAACTAGATCTCAAAGCAGATGATGTTGCAGCTGATGATTTCTTTGGTACACTACAAGCAACTGTTGCTGATGGAACTATCATAGAATACAGAGATAACTTTAATCATATATTTTCCAATGTTGCAACTCCGGATGATCTAGTAACTAGACCTTCAACAGCGATTAACTTTGATGAAAGCGATAATACAACTTATAGAAGTATTGCATTTAGTAACAAAGATTCATTCAGTCAGGATCTTGCTGTAGATGAAGTGCTAACCACTTTTGAATTAGGATTTGACTTTGTAGACTTAGCAATTTCTACAACCAACCTTACTGGAGGATTTGGTAGTGCTCAAGGTGATACAAAAATTGCTGTACAGCCTTTGACTGTAAGTGAAGCAAACCTTTTTGATGACGGAGAAAGAGTAACAAGAGATAGTAGAACACAAGAAGGTTTATATCCAGGCGATCCTGGTTATAGTGCAAACGGTGGAATGCAATTTATATGGGATGGTAAAACACACGGTATCACAGGATATCATGTAGTATACGATTTTATCACCACTGGATCAATTACTGTAGTTACAGATGAAACTATTACACAAGCAAATACAGGGGCTACAGGTAAAGTAGTAGCTGGCACGACAGGATCAACTATTCAACTTTACGACATAACTGGTACATTTAATACAACTGATCAATTAACAGGAAGCACAAGTGGTGCTCTAGGTGCTAACAGCGTACCAACAAGTGTTACAGCAGACAGTTGGGCTTATATTGAAATTGTTGATATAGCAAGTACAAATATTAATACAGGTTATGGTGGTAGTGGTATTAATAGTGCAATACCTGCTGCAGAACGAGTGTTGAGTGCAGGATTACCAGCAGGATCTACAGGTGAAATAACTATTGCTATTTCGTTGCTTAGAGCTACCGGTCATGACTTTACACAAATAGGTACAGGTTCGTTCAACGACAGTAACTATCCAAATGTTATTTTAGGTGAACCTGTCAATGCCCTTGCTGATTTTTACACAGACTCAGAAACTGCAACAAGTTCTCAGGTATGGGAACGTAGAAAAGGTAGAGTATTCTTCGTAAGCACAGACCAAGATGGTTTCTTTAGAGTTGGTAAATTCTTTAGTGTAGACCAAGCAACAGGTGATATTACATTTGCTGGTGAAATTGGTCTTTCAAATGCAAACGCACTTGGCTTTAAGAAGGGTGTTACAATAAATGAATTCTCAGCAGATGACAGTTTTGCAGATGATTCAGGACAGGCAGTACCTACAGAAAAAGCAGTTGGCGGCTATATAAACCGAGTGCTTGGATTCAATGTTAAATCAGGTACGCAGATTCCTGGCAGTGCAAATAGAATAGGCCCAGGCTTCCTTCCACTAAATGGATTAAGTTCTATGGAGGGAAATTTAAATCTTGGATCTAACAAAATAGTAAACCTTTCACTTCCATCGAGTGGAACTGATGCAACAAATAAAAACTATGTTGATGATAACGCAAACGCATTTGCTACAGTAAAACAACTTAGAGATACCAGTGTAGACACTGTTGGAAGTAATGAACTTGCAGTGTTTAGTGGTAAATCTATAATTTACACTGAACCAGAAACTGGTGGAACATTTACAATTGGTGACACAATCCAAAATGCGGCTGTATCTCCAACAGCAACTGGTGTTGTTGTAGATATTGAAACGATTACTGATGAACAATTCGGAAGCATAAGAAAAATTGTTTACACCGTAGGTACCGGAACATTTGATCCAGACAATGATACTATTTTCGAAAATGGAGGCAGTGCCCAAGCTATAGGATTATCTACACCATTACAGGCAGATGTTGGCGGGCCTTTCCCAGAAATTACACATGCTTCAGAAGCAACTTCAAGTGATATAAACCTTACAATTACTAGAACTGCTGCAGGTGCAGAATTTGATTTCCAATATGAAGCAGATAGTTTAGTTAATGCTGATGTAAACAGTGCAGCGGCTATTGCACAAAGTAAACTAGCAATGAATACAGCAGGCACAAGAGCAAACGCTACTGGTATTAGTCAAAGTGACCTAGGTGTTGCAACATTTAAGAACACAGAATTTACAGAAACTAGTGGCTTTGTAGAACTACAAACAAGTTCGAGTACAGCGACAGGTATTGCTCCTGGCAAACTACAATGGGTGGCAACAGATACTGTGCTTGGTAGAAGTGCAGCAGGCAATGGCGCGGTAAGTGCTATTAGTTTTGATACTGTACTTGATGAAGGTGGTGCTCTTAGAGATAGTGAATTTGGTGCATTTGGTGGAAGCGGTGACGAAGTTCTAATTAGAACAGCAGCAAACACTTATGGTGTTACAGAGGTTACAACATCAGGTGAAAACAGTCGTATTGTAAAAACTCTAAGTAACGGAAAAATCCGTGTACAAGGTCTTGTACTTGGTGGAGCTGACAGCTATGAAGTTGCTACAACAACAGGAACAGGTACTACTCTTACAGTCAAAACACCTGGACAGGCTGTTATATTCAATGCAACTGGTACTACTAGTGCTAGTTTGGTTACAAAGTTTCCTGGTATTATAGATATAGGTGATACAGGACTTGAAACAGAAAGTAATTTCCAAACTGCAAGTTCGTATGCCACTGAAGGCTTTGTAAGCACAGACTGGGTTTACTCTAACTTTATTGAAGCATTAACGGAAAGAGATGTAAACAGCACTGGAATTGGCTTAGGAGCAGGCGGCGGCTTTACAGAAAGTGCTGCAAACACTATTGTATTTGTAAGTAATGGTTCTGTTCGAGCAACTATTGATAGTACAGATTTACATGTTGATGCAATATCAAGTTTAAATTCAAACACCGATCTTACACTTAGTGGTAATGGTACTGGAATTGTTAGAATAAGTGATAGTTTAGATGTAAACAGTATCGAATCTAGCACTGCAAATACCAATCTAACACTTACAGCAAACGGTACAGGTGTCGTAAATGTAAACGATACATTCTCAGTAAGCGGATCAGCATCGTTCAACGGTGATGTAAACATAGGTGATGCAACTACAGAAACTGTTACCTTCACAGCAAGAGTTGATTCAAACATAGAACCTGACGCTACTGCAAATAATAGGAACTTGGGAAATAGTGCAAGGAAATGGAACACTGTTTATGCAAGTGTATTTGATGGAACAGCAACATCAGCACAATATGCTGACTTGGCTGAGAATTATCTAGCAGATGCTGAGTATGAAGCAGGCACTGTATTGATATTTGGTGGCGACAATGAAATTACAACCACAAACACAAAAGGTAATGCTAGAGTAGCAGGTGTAGTTTCGACTAATCCAGCACACTTGATGAATTCAAATCTAGAAGGCGAATATGTCACAGCAATAGCATTGCAAGGTCGTGTACCATGTAAGGTACTTGGACGGGTAGCTAAAGGAGATATGTTGGTTACAAGTGCTATACCGGGATATGCGATAGTTAATAATTCACCAGGTGTTGGACAAGTCATAGGTAAAGCAGTAGGTGATAAAGATGATGACGGCAAAGGCACAGTTGAAGTTGTGGTAGGGAGAGTATAATGGCTAAGAAAACTATCAACATTGGATCAAGTATAAATGCAGGTGATGGAGATCCTTTAAGAACTGCGTTTGATAAGATCAATGATAACTTTGATGAACTATATTCAGCAACCACACTTGATTTAGATAATATTGGATCTAATATGATTCCTGACACAGATGGTGCGTATGCACTAGGTAGTGCTAGTAATCAATGGAGTGACCTATATGTAAAAGATTTTGTTTACATAGGTAATGCAAGGCTACAAGCAGATGCACAAGGTAATCTAGTTGTGAATGGTGCTAGTATCAAAGTAGACGGTGACGTTAGTGGTAGTATTTTTGCAGATGATAGCACTTTACTTGTAGATGCAATAAATGGTAAAATTGTAGGTCCGGTCGAAGCCAACGTCACTGGTAATTTAACAGGAAATGTAACTGGTAATTTGACGGGCAATGTAACAGGAAATGTAACAGGAAATATAGTGGGGAACACAACCGGATACCATACAGGCGATGTAACTGGTAGTGTATTTGCAGATGATTCAACTATTATTGTTGATGGTGTTTCAGGAGCTGTAACACCTTCTGAATTTAAACCACCTATGCTTACACAAGCACAAATAGATACGCTTACACCTGTAGAAGGATTAATGGTGTACAACACAACAACAGGAAAGTTTCAAGGATATGCTGCAGACGCAAATAACGACAGTGTTGCTGGCTGGGCAGATCTACACTAAATATAGATATAGGAAAACAAAATGGCAGTAAGATATCCACTAGTAATAGATGCAACAGATAACAACAAGATAAAAGAACTACCAGCAAATGATAGTTTGAATCTTAGTACTAATAGTATTGTAAATGCTGTAAACATAACTGCAAGTGGAACACTTACGGTTGGCAGTTTGGTTGTTGATAGTTCTAACGTAAACATAAATGGGATAGATCTTGCAACAGTAGCAATTACAAATAGTTACACAGATCTTGACAATCGTCCAACATTATTTGATGGACAATATAGTTCATTAACAGGTAGACCAACTATTCCAACAACAATAGAAACACTAGCCAATGTTGGAAGCACATCTCCTACAGATGGTCAAGCATTAATATATGATGCCACTCTAGGAAGATATGAACCGGGCAATCTTGCAGATGTAAGCATAGACTTAACTAGCCAAAGCATTAGTGAACTTAGTGATGTTGTTACTACATCAACTGCGGCAAACCAAGTGCTAAAATGGAATGGTGCGGCTTTCGTAAACAGTAACGTAGATTTTACAGAACTAACTGGTACAAGTTCTATTGTATCTCAAGGCGATACATTTACAGGACTAGTTGTTGGTGATGTAACCGGTAGTGTATTAGCAGCAGACAGTACAATTATCGTAGACGGAACTAACGGAACTATTCCTGGTTACATAAGCATAGCATCACTTAAAAGTATTGTAGCTGGTGCGGCATCCTACGGAGATTTTCAAACAGCCATAGCGGCATTGTAACGGAGACATAAATGACCATACAAACTATTAACATAGGAAATATTGCAAACGATGGAACAGGTGATGATCTTCGTGAAGCGTTTGCAAAGGTAAACAGTAATTTTTCAGAACTAGATACAAAGTTAAGTATTGCAGAAGGTTCAGACGGTGAAAACCTTGGTATAGGTGAAGGTATTTTTGCACAAAAAAGTGACAACACACTGCAATTTAGAAGTATTGTAGCAGGGTCCAATATAAGTTTAAGTGGCGGCGGAAACAGTCTAACTATCACCGGTGATGCAGCACTCAAACAATTAATTGTTGTATCTGACAGCGGCAGTGTTGTAATACCTGCAGGTAATCAAACTATTAGAATTCAAGGTGGAAACAACACACTAACAAGAGTAACTTCAGAAGATGTGTTTATTGATGTGCAAGGAGATGGTTTAGTAGAACTAGATACAAGTCCTACGCTAGGTGGATCTTTAGATGCCAATGCTTTTAATATCACACAAGCAAATACAATAAGTGCAACCTCTTTTATTGGTAATGTTACAGGACTTGTTCACGGTATTGATGTAAGAGATTTAAATACTTTCTTATTTGGATTTGACTTTGGTGCTGTGTTACCTACTGCTAGTAGTTTTTCTGATTGGTTAGTATTAAATTTAGATGTTGATTTTGGGTCTTTCTTAACACCAAATGCTACAGAAGTTGATCAAGGTGCATTAGTATAACTCCGATAAATACATTATAAGGAGTACATATGGCAGACTTTTGGACACTGCAATCTGAAAAAACGCTTGCGACAATAGAAGAACGAAAAACCCTTACAATCGCGTTGCCGTTAAATGGCAGATATCTGCCATTAGAATCTACTGGAATGACAATAAGTGTTATTGCTGGGGAAGTTCCTCGTGGTATGCGACTTGAAGGTGCAAATTTTGTAGGAACTCCGTTTGAAGTAGTTAGAGATACAAAGTATACTTTTGTTGTAAGAGCCAAACTAGGCGATGTTGTTTCTGACAGAACTTACAGTGTAATAGTTGTAGGTGCAGACGATCCAGTTTGGACAACTCCTGAAGATCTCTTACCAGTGGGTAACAACGATACTTATTTTATCATCGACAGCAGTCCTTTGGATTTTCAGTTAGTGGCAACTGATCCAGATGTATCTGCTGGTGACAATCTAGAATATTTTTTACAAACAGGAGATTTACCTCCTGGAATACAACTAACAGTAGATGGTAGATTAGTAGGTGTGGTAGACCCTATACTTGCATTAGAAAAACCTGCAGGCAGTGGTAACTATGATTCAAATGTGTATGGCACATTTCCATATGATTTTGGTGTAAGATCTGGCAACGGTTTTGATAGTTTCTTTTATGATGTTGCTACATATGATAAATCAACGCCAACTAAAAGTCCGCGTAAATTAAATAGATACTATGAATTTACAGTAAGAGTTTCCGATGGAGATAATACAACAGACAGAACTTTTAAAATCTATGTTGTAGGAGATGATTTCCTTAGAGCAGATAACACAGTGATGCAGGTTGCCAATGGATTGTTTACTGCTGATGTTACCAACGTTAGAAATCCAATATGGCTTACTCCGAGAAACTTTGGATTTAGAAGAGCAAACAATTATGTAACTCTTTATCTTGATACTATTGATCCTAATGATGTAACTGGTATTACCACTTACTCACTTCTTGCAACAAATGATGATGGTAGTGCAAGCGCATTACCTCCAGGAATGCAACTAGACGAACAGTCAGGCGAAATTGCAGGGCGTGTACCATATCAACCTGCAGTAACTATAGAATATAAATTTAGTATTAGAGCAACTAGAACACAGGTAAATGCAACAGAGGCTCCACCATTCAAAGACAAAACTTTTACAGTTAAATTACTTGGAGAAATAGATAGTGTTTTGCAATGGACTAGCAATCCTAATCTAGGATTAATAAGCAGTAACTATATAAGTACGCTATCAATTAGTGCAACATCTACTGTACCAAATGCTAATTTACTTTATGTGCTAGAAAGCGGAACATTACCTCCGGGATTAAGACTAGGTCCAGATGGCGAGTTAATAGGAAAGATTAATAGTTTTGGAACAGCAGATACTCCTGGACTAACAGTATTTGACAGTCAAAATCTTACTTTTGATGGAAACACTACTTCTGTTGATAGAGAATTTAAATTTACAGCATCTGTTAGAGATCATTTTGGTTATAGTAAAATTGAAAGAGAATTTACAATCAGTGTAACTGATCCTGACGATAAACTGTACAGTAATATTTTTGTTAGACCATTCCTAAAACAATCACAAAGAGACGCTTTAACATCTATTGTTACTGATAATAATATTTTTGATGCTACTAAAATTTATAGACCTAATGATCCTAATTTTGGTTTACAAAAAAATCTACAGATGCTTATATATGCTGGAATTGAAACTAAACTAATTGAATACTATGTTTCAGCTGTAGCCAAAAACCATATAAGAAAGAAATTTAAACTAGGAGAAGTAAAAACTGCTATTGCAAAAACTCCTGGTACAGATAATATTGTTTACGAAGTTGTGTACGTAGAAGTGATAGATCCTGCTGAAAGCACGACAGGTAAAACAAAAAATAAAATTACTATTAACAACACACAAGAGGTAAGTGTAGATCAAGAAAGATATACTTCTGATGGTTATACTGTTGCAGGAGAAGCGATTGATTTATATGATCCGGACATTTTAACAGTAGGTACAAGACGTTTTAGTAATGTTACAATAGAATTCCTTCCTAGCCTTACAATAACAACCAGAGATGGCAATATTTTAACTATTCCAACAAGCGATGGATTTTATGTAGGTATTCGAGATCAGTTAGATAGTTTGGTAGAATTACAAACAGGAACTTTTGAACCTTATAGATTTAGACCAACACCTGAAAATACAATAAGGGTTGATAGCGATGCTTTAACTATTGATGGAAAAAATGACCTTACCCGTTACATATCTAACATAAGCAATATGCGTAACAATATTAAAGAACTAGGCGAAACAGAAATAAACTATTTGCCTTTGTGGATGAGAACAGCCCAGCCAGGAAGTATTGCGAGATTAGGATACATTACCGCTATTCCGTTAGTATATACTAAACCTGGACAAAGCACCAGTATTAAATTAGCAATAGATAATGCTGGAATTAAGTTTAATCAATTTAACTACGACATTGATAGATATGTGATAGATACTACAGAAGGCAATTCTAAAGAACAATATATTGCTTTCGCAAATTACAAATTCAATGTTTAACAATGATAAATATACTTGGAGAAAAGAAATATGGCAAGTCAAATAAACAGTACCGATATTGATGGATTATATCCTGTAGCAGGGCAGGATAATGACAGTCAAGGTTTTAGAGACAATTTTACAACTATAAAAAACAGTCTAGCCACTGCAAAAACCGAAATTACTACTCTACAAGAAAATACTGCAAAACTTAACACAAGTAATAACTTTGGTGGTAACGATTTGTCTGGTGCGAATTTAATTGCTAATAGTGAAGAAATTGCCAACAAAGGTTCTATTGGTACAAGTCAGGCCATTAACTGGACAGATGGAAACTATCAAACTGTTCAGATTACAGCAGACTCACTAGTGTTAACTTTTGATGAGTGGCCAGTATCAGGTAAGTTGGGTCAACTGCGTCTTGCTATCACATCTGATAATAGCGGTCCTTACAATGTTACATTTGCATCAAGTGGTGGCACAATAAAGTATGGAACAGGTTTCCCTACACCATTCACAATAAATTCAGAAACAAATCCAAAAATCATAGAAGTTTGGACTACAAATTCAGGTACCACTGTATTTGCAAGATATTTAGGCGAATATTCATAAAATGTCTCATCCTTTGTATGATGATGCAAAAAATCTTACTGAAAATGAACTTTCAGAAAAAATTGCAACACTTTCAAAAAAGTACTGGCAAACTAATAACAGTGAAGTAAAATCACAAATTTTGTTGATCTTAGATGATCTAAAAGAAGAACAACGTTCGCGTATACAAAAAAGTATGCAAAATTCTTTAGATGATGACAATAAAGATCTTGACAATCTTATTAACATCAGTTAATATATACTAATGCTTATGAAAACAGACGACCTCGGTATACCACGATTTAGTAATCGCGACTTAATAGATATGATATATAGTGGTCATGCGGACAAAGTTCACGTAGTACTATGCGATGCAGATGACGATGTAGACAAGTTCAATGCCGCTATGGAAGAACAAGGTTTTGACAAACTACAGAAGTATATCCCATTAGATGTAGATCAAAAGACTTTTGACGGTGTATGTCAAAGTGAATGGTTTATGCCTGACGCATACAAAGCCATTAATATACATAATTATATCATGCCAAAATGTCTATCACCAGAAGAAGCTACAAGAGTAGAAGAAGAACTGCAAGCGTTTAAAGAACGTAACATGTATGATCTTTTACGCTATATGATCTATCTTGTAGACTTTATGCGTGAGAATAATATTGTATGGGGTGTAGGTAGAGGATCAAGTGTAGCAAGTTATGTGTTATATTTGATCGGGGTGCATCGTATAAATTCAATCCAATATGACCTGGATTGGCGAGAGTTCCTTAGATAAGTAAGCATATAACAGGAGGTATCACATATGCCAATGAAACAAACAGGACGTAAAGTCTATAAAACAATGCAGGGTAAATCTATTGATATGGATTTATTGCGTCAAAAAAACGAACTTACTCCAGCAGTAGGAAATGCTCGTGTCAATGCACGTGGTGACGAATTAGGCCCAGGTGGTAAAATTATTCGTACAAGAGAACAAATACTTGCTGATCACAGAGCTGAAAACCCAGGAGTAACTGATGAATTACCTGTAGCCAAAGACGAACAGGTTACATCTTCACCGGATCCACTAGAAGTTACTAATGAGGATTGGGTAGAAGATGATGATGGCAACTTTGTACAAAAGGGTGACTAAATGGCAATTAACATAAACCGTATTAAGGCAGATATAAGACCTATTAAAAATAGAGTGCTTGTCTGTGATATGCACTTTGGAGAGCAAAAGACAGCAAGTGGTTTGATCATTTCAAAC